TCACGCAACATTATAAAGCATTATGTCCGTGTAATGGGAATTATAGTTCATTGATACGTTGAATTCCTTTCGTGTGGCTCCGATGAAGGGATTGCCGATTTCCTTATTCTTGCCGAGCCAGTCGCACAATTCGACTATAGAGGACTTGTTGGAGGTGAAATATACATATCTGTGGCCGACAAGAACCTTGAGGACATCAAGGTAATCAGACAGCTTCCAGTACATGTTGTAAGTGCCGACATCCGTGCTGAGATACGGAGGATCGACAAGGAACACCACATCATCCCGGTCACGGTACTTCCCGAACAATTCGCGGTAATCGCAGCTTTCAACCACAATACCGTCAAGATAACCATTAGCATCATAACCGAAACGCCTGATACGGTTATACATAGTATGCTTGCGCATCTCCTCCAATGTAGTGGCATACTTCATCGAGAACAGCAACGATGTTGACAGCGTGATATAGTCCACAAAGCCGGTTTCCGCCTCTTCCTCCGCCATCATATCAAGGATGCGTTCCTTGATTGGCTTAGGAACAATCTTCAGCCTCGGCACGGAAACCAGAATGTCACGCAGACGGTCAAGCATGGCATTCGTGCGACCGATATTCTCAATCCGGCGGCGGTAATTATCGAAATCGTTATATACCACGGTAGCGTCCGGGCGTTGCCGTTTGGTTATATGGGACAGCAGCCCGGAGCCTCCGAACAGGTCCACAAACACCTTCGCATCCCTAACCTCGCCAAGGACCTTGATATATTCTTTGGCGAACATGCGCTTCTGGCCGACGAACGGCAGGGGCGCAGATAAATATTCCTTTTTCATCCTGTTTTTTTGTTTTTCGGTTGCAAAGGTCGCGATAATTGGGATAACAAAGCAGCGGGCTCGCAGTTACACTACTGCAAATACGCTGCATTGGAACGGTGTTATAATGCCGTTCGTCACACGTTCAAATCAAACTTGACACCCTCTTCTCCGGCAAGCAACCGGCGCGTGCGCTCCTCGTTACTTTCGTAGATGTGCACATTGCCCATATTGAGTGTTATGGACTTCAATGGCAGGTCTATCTGACGCGACATCAGATATAGGTGATAGAGATCGGAGGGCAGTCCCAAATTGGCGTCTGAACTGCGCTGGTAGGCAGATACCACCAATTCGCCTCCCTCGATCTGGAACTGAACCAGACTAAGGCACGAGGCTTGGTTGCTTTCCGCATCCGTCAATCCGAGGAACAGCACATAATTCTTACTGTTGCGCTTCTCCCGGTTTATTTTGGCGATAAGGGGAGGCAGCTTAGACAAGTAAGTAGGATAACTGTTGACAAGCATCTGACCGCAATAGTCCAACCAGTTTATACCCGCTTCCCGGTAACGTTCCACCGACCGTTCGCCCCTCATGAAGAGCGACAGTTCAGTCTTGAGCTTTTTACACGCTATGCTGTGGGTCTCGAATATGTCGAGCAGATCACCCGGAACAAGCGCAAGACTCTGATTGAGCAAATAGATTATGCTCCCCTTCTTATTCTCCTGACGCTTGCCGTCTATGAGAATTTTATTCAGAATGTGGTGATATTTGTTCATATACGCTATGGTGTTATGAGTTATGACGCAAATATACCGCATCTAAAGCCGTTTTAACGCCCGGGAAGTGTTATCATACTACACGGGGTATGCAGTCGTTCTGGAAGCGTTTAATCAGCGAATATACCTTGCGCTCGCTTACGGCATACTTCTCGGCAAGCAACACGACAATATAGGAAACCTTCTCGCCATCGGCAAGCATACGAGAATAATCGGCATACAGGTCGATATAGCGAGTATCCTCAAGCCTCACTCCGGATGTATAGAGCCGGTTTAACAGCTCCCGGTGGAAATTTAATATCTCAAATATCTTCATTCATCATTTTTATTTGTATTTTTGTAATATCTGACCACATACAATGAATACGCCATAACGCAGCAGAGGCTATTTTGCCCCCGGCTGTGCGTTGTGGCGCATTTTATGTTAGTATGTGGTCAGATACTACTAACAGGCCGGGGGCTTTTATTATGCCCGCCCCCGAACAAAGACAATCCTACTCTACACGGGATATTATAATCGTATTATAATCGTATTATAATACTCCGGATTAAAGCCTCTCATTTCGCCCCCTCCTTTCCGGCGGCCTCTTTCGCTGGCGCCTCCATAAGCAGCCTCTGAAGCATCACCATCTGGTCGCCCGAGAAGTCGTTGCAGTCGATAAGGGTGTTGTAGGCCTCGGTACTCCACGGATCCATATCCACCTCAACGACGGCTTCGCGGTGTTTTTTCATCCCATCGGCCACCTCGCGCTCATGCTTCGTGATCGTGTCGTTGATACGGTTAAACTCCTCCGGCGTCACTTTGGCGTTGGCCCGTACCTTTTCCATGATCGCGTCGTAGCCTTCGGGCTTAATCTTGTCGCGCAGGGTCTTTTCCCGGTCGGCCAACTCCTCCGCCACGGCCTTTGTGGCAATGATTGCGGCCACGAGTTTGAGCTTTGCGGCCAGATCGCCCTTTGTCATTTTTGCAGGGGACAGCATGTTATACAGTGCGGCTGCATCCGCTTTCTTCATTTTCTTCATCTCTTTATTGTTTTGATTGGTTAAAAACTTGATTGGTTGATTAAGCCTCCTGCGTCTCCTCTGGCGCCTCGGTGAAGGCATCGATAAAGTTGCAGATGTCTGCGGTGGCATTGCGTACCAGGGTGGTGTTGATTGTGCCGGGATAGGTGATGGTCGGCACCATGCTGCCGCCCATGCCGCCGTCATGGGCCGGAACCGAGAATGTAGCCAGCACCACATCGCCGCCGATGGGGCGCACATAGCCCTCGTTGATGGCGGGCACGCTGGAGTCGGCCGAGAGGGTGACGCGGGCCGATACGTCGTAGCTGCGGCCCTCGTCGCCTGAGTTGTCATAGTAACTGGTCTGCGATACCTTGCAGATAAGATTGATTTTTGACATGATTGTTTTGGTTTTATATGGGTTAATAATATTGTTATGGTCGAATGGTGCTGCCGCCGTAGGAGAGAGAGGTCACGCCGCTGTTACACGGCCTGGACGGACTGAGGGACGATGTGACGCTCCAGCGCAGCGTAAATACCGCGGACTGGGGAATGAGCAGCAGCGAGCACCGGACATCGAACGACATCAGAATCATCAGCCCCGGATAGTAGGAGTAGCTGCCGCTGATGGAACCTACAGGCTCGTTGTTGCTGTCGTAAAATGTACCGTCGAGAGTATATGTGGCATTCTCCGCGGGGTCGGCCCACGCTGAGTTGAGCGATATGACTATATTGCCTAAGGTCGAGCTGGTGCGCCATACGCCGCCGGTGATGTCAAGGCCCTTTGTGATAAGGTTGCGCAGCTGTATGGTCTTCGCCACGGCCTCGGGGCACGCATAGCCCGTGTTCATCACAATGAGGCTGTCCACCTGCCGCCACTCGCGGAAATCCGGGTCACCGGCCACGCCGCCGTTGCCTACGTCTATCGAGCGCTGGAAAAACACCGTCACGGTCATGCTCTTGCCTTCGGCCGCTCCGGGCAGACCGCCGCACAGCAGCGCCCATTGCCTCGCCCAAGTGTTGTTGTGATAAAAGGTGGTGTAACCCTGATACTTGCGGTCGTTGTTGTCGAGATTGAGCAGATCGTAGTGCATGTTCCACAGCGCGCGCACATACTTTTTGTTATCGAGGGTCACGAGCACGCACGGGTAAAAGTTTTTAAAGTCGGCGCCTGAGGTTGTCATCGACGCTATCACGTCCGATAGGTTTACGCCCGTGGTGTTATACTCATCGTAGATAATCTCCACCGTGCCATACTGGTAGTTTACGTCAAGGTGTATCACCTCAGGCAGCGTACCCATGGGATTAGGCTTTGCATTGCGGTCGTAGCCGTTGAGGTCGGGCCATCGGCAGGGATCGGTCCATGGCCGTGGAGACAGGTACTCAAACGTGCACTCGTGCATAGTCTCTATCCGGCCTCCGACGTTGCCCATCTTTAGACCATAAAATATGCCGTTGGCGCGGTCGTTAATCGTGCCTACGCGCTCAAGATCCGAGAGCGTACTATATTTATCATAGCGGATAAACTTGTTTTTGGCCCACTTGTTTGTCTTGCCATGAACGTTACTGGCGAGATAGCCCACGTCGTAGCCTCCGGAGTAACGCGGCACGTCCATGTAGGCGTATGCCTCACCGGCGTTTATAGGCCCTACGAGTACATCCTTACTGTTTACCGGCATACCAGCCTCCTTTCCGCGGCGTCGAGTCGCTGTTTAAGTATTTTATTATCGTTTTTGAGCATATCGTTGTCTTTTTTGAGCTGAGACATCTCGGCCTTTAGCTGCTGCATCTCCCTCTCATGCGCCGAGAGCTGCTGCCCCATACTCTCCATGTCGCCGAGCATGCGCAGTGTCACGCATGATAGTGATTTAAGCCCTATTACCGCCGTCACTCCATAATCCATCTGCAAATAGTCATCGACGGGGCGCTTGCTCACAACCTGCGGCAACCACCGCTGCCAGTACTGGGCTATGGTACCCACGGCCTCGCACCCTGCGTATTGTCCCTGCAGCCACTCAAACCTCACCGCCGGAGCCTCGGCCAATACTTCCAGGGGCAGAGTCACGTCGCCGAGTATGCGTTTGAGGCGCGCGTCCGAGGATGAGGCTTGGCCGAGGGCTGAGACGTAAGCGTCCGACCAAAAGCCTCCGAGACAGTGCAGGGTGCCGCTATGGTAGATATTGCCGTTACTGTCCCATTTGGTACACCAGTTGAAGGAGTTTGTGTTGTTTGAGATGTTCGCGGCCGAGAAGCCGTAAAATCCCATATCGTTGCCGAGACCGCCATACACCATCGCGTTACCGTTGTAAAACTTTGTGCGGAACAGGGCATGGGCGGCCGATTGAGAGTTGTTGGCGGCACCATAGATTACTTCGGGCCGGGTCGCCATCGAAATCCATGACCCGGCATAATAATTGGCGCAAATACTTGGAGCATGGAAACTACCATTGACATGCAGCATGTAGCCGGGCGAGCTTGTGCCGATGCCGACGTTATTTCCTGCCGGATTAAGGCACAAGGGTACAGATTGGTACGATTGTATGGCACGATACGTTCCCCCATCAAAAATACTGAGAGTACCACTTGCGACACCGTTAAGCTCCCATCGTCCACTCACATCCCCGGCGCCGTTAAAGCTCTGCCCCCAGATAGACCGTGCCGTCTGGAGCCGCGTGGCCGAGGCGACGTTATCGGTAATAAGGGCATTGGTACGCAGTGAGTCTGCGGGCTTGGTTGTAGTAGGGGATACTGATTGGCCGCTTGCGGTCCATGAGGACGTATGCAGATAAGGGATAACGCCATGCGACGTGCGGATTCGGTATCTGCCGCCCCCGCGCACGTACACCACTTCGTTGCTGCTGTTGCTCATCTGTCCGATACCGCATACGGGCATCGAGGATGTATATGCGTAGTCGGAGGCATATATGGTGCGGTTGGTTGGTGTGGTACCCCAACCGTTGCCGTTGGACTCCCATATCAGACGGCACGAGTAGCCTCTTGCGTGTGTGGACCATGACGGTTTTGTGCCGCTGTCAAGAGCAACAATCACCTCTAACCTCACGTTAGCGTTGGCGGGTAGACCCATCGCCACGGGATAATAGGTGTTGACATCGAGCGAACTTGCGTCTATCCACGTCTCCTGCATGGCATAACCACCACCGCGTATATCGGCTAGATGCAGCCCGTCCAGCAAATCCGCGTCCAGCCCGCTGCCTGCGCCGTCGTTGCCGCTGTCCCAAAGCTTGTATTGGGCGCCGTTTGTGCGACGGTATGCAGCCGTGGCCGTGGGTGCTGTCTCCAGCTCCACTGTAGCCCAATTCGGCGAGCCGAAAATTACGCGAGCCTCCGACTTGTTGGCCCATATCACGTTTGAGTAAGCTCCAGCGGAGTTATACTGAGCGTTTATAAGGGCATGGCTCGCGGTATCTGCGATGTTGAGCGCCCCCGTCATAGTATCACCCGCCTTGTTCACGGCATTGGCAAAGGCGCGTACAGCCTCGCCGCTGTACACACGCATGGCTCCATTGTTACCACCCTCAAATCCCACTACGTGCGTCAGGTTGCTGCCCCAAATCCATTGCAGGGTCGGTGCGCCATAGCCGCATTGGATGTAATTGCCGTGGACGTAGCGGGCATCCAGCACCGAGGCGTAGTTGTTGGTGTCGAGCAACAACTGCCACGGACGTTTGTCTGTATTCCAGCCCGAGCGGTAATAGATGCCCTTGCCATTCTGCGTGCCGTCGGAGGAGTGGTGGTTGACGTACATATCAAACCGTGTCGAGTCACCTGCAAAGGATATTGCCTCGCCATAGTTATATACACCACTGAGACCGTCTGGCAGTGCGTTATGGTATGATTTGAGACCTATCTGAGACCACAGCGTACTCTCGCCCGCAGTGGAGGTAGCACCACGGTAACGCAGATATGCAAGCTCATCGCCCACCGAGCCATCGGCCAAAAGTATCTGAGTGGCCGTGCCGCCGGACTTGACAAAGGAGTTCATTGTCAGTGCTCCAGTATATGATATTTGGCCAATTCGCCCGGCGTATGAGTAGTTGGAGTGCGTATATAAAGCGAGTTCGCCGCTGGCACCCGGAGCCAAATAGATTCCGGTTGTGGCAGCTGAATTCTTAAACATCAGCGCTTTTTCGATGCGTGTGTAGAACGTAAATGTCTTCAGCCCCGTAATCGTCTGAGCCGTGTCCACCGTCACATACTTATTATTGAGCGTCGCCGCATAGTTTTCGGTATCGAGGATTGTGCGCCATGCGGCCGTCTTGCTCGGGCGGAAAAACATATTTTGGCCAGCGGAAAAATACAACTGTGCCGCAGTATTGTTATGATGCAGACCGATATTGATGAGCGAGTTTTGCCATCCCGCTGTCACGGGTATATTGCTGCTTGTATTGTCAATCTCGCCGAAAAATGTGAGATTACCCGACGCCTCAAGCGTGTTGGCATCTATCTTGCCACCACCGGTATTAAGCCACTTGCTCACATTGCTGTACGTGGCAAACGGCACCGTGATGTTATTGACAGTCCCTCCCTTAGTCCAAGTGAGATTATTGCCATTGACACCAAGGCTCGTCACATACCCCTGCTGCCGCACCCACGCCTGCGTGGCATAGCTGTGGCTCGTCAGATACTGCGCCAGCGCCGCCTCGTCCAATCCCGCATTAATCGTATGGTTGATCCACCGCGTCCCGTCAAAAGCGAGCACCTGACCCGCCGACGGGGCCGAGAGTGCCACATCCGTAAGCTCCGAGAGAGCGGTGATGCCCGGTGTGCCTATACCACTGTTAGGGTTATGTCCGAGTGCAGACAAATACAAGTCAGTCCACAATCCCACCTTGGCCTTTATTGACTTGGCCCTTATGCCTCCTGCGCCATCGCTCTGCGTGGCCTCAGCCCACGAGATTTCGTTATCCTGGGCGTCACACGGCCTAAGCAACTCAGACAATCCGATATTAAAGTTGGCAAGCGATGTAAGGGTGTCGTTAAGGCCCGTGACGTTCGTAACGTCGAACTTGATGCCCGACCCAAAGGTCATGCTTCCGTCGGCGGCAAATTTTATCCCCGTAAGGTCATTCCCTAACCAACCGGAGCCGTCCGCGCGGAAATTGATGTTGCCTTTGGCAAAATAGGCCGATCCGTCCATGCGTATCAGCGACGCCGCAGGACGCATACCCGACAGGAGCAGTACACGGTTGTCGTTGGCGTCAAACATATCGGCCATATCGCCGCCATACCAAGCCGCGATTGTGCGACCGCCCAGAGAGTCTACCCATGAGCCGTTCATTCCCGCCATGGTGTGACGCAGACCGGCCTGATCCTTATAGCCCAGCGACAGCATCGTGGATATTATAAGTCCGCTGTATATCTCTGTGGGGTTCTCAGGCAACAGAGCGTTTTTGAGATATTCATATCCCGCAATCTGCGACAGAGCTTTCCGGGCGGTGGTGTCATCGGTGTAGTTCGAGGCCAGGCCCCAGTCCGAGATAGCGAACGCCGCGCCCGTAGCCTTATGTACGTTCGGGTTACACCGGAGTATGTCAAGGTAATACCTGCCGTTGGCTGGATCTCGCGTTTCCTTGGTCGTGTCCGGAGGGTAGGTCGCGTTCACCCAAAGGTCCCCCTCGTCGTAGGGCGGCACGGGCTGGGCCGTGAAATTACGGCGTTTGCTGTCTGCGGTGTCCTGAGCCTTGGCTGCGTCGAGCAGAGCCTTTACCGCGTCGGAGTCGGCGATCTTCACCCATCCGTAGTCCGTGGGTGAGGTGTACTGCCACTTCCACGACTGCCCGGCTGTCGGCGTTGTTGTATCGTCCACATACTCCGTACGGTCGGTGTAGGTGTCGCGCTCGTGCGCCCTGCGCTCCTCGTCGGTAGTCCACTCGTTGGCTGGATAGTTATTCAGCGTCGGCGCGCCAAAGCCAAAGAACGACTCTATCACCCCGTCAATCTGGTCCTGGATCCTCTCTATCTTCGGGTTGACGATGTTGTCAACAAAGGACTCGATGTCCTCCTGCTTAAGCTCCGGGATGAGGCTGGAGAAGTAATCATTGAGCGTTTTTCCATCTATGGTAGACAAGACAGAAATTTTCGCTTTTATGTCAAACGAGTCGGTCGCTTCGTCATATTTAATAAATGTTTTTCCGTTCCGGGAGCCTATGTAAGTGTCGCCGTAACAGTTGAAATAGGCGTTGCCTTTGACTGGGTCATAGCCATAAGAGACAATATCCTTGCCCGCAAGAGAATAAGAATCTATTCCGGTAAACAGCTTGATTGAAGGTGCGTCAGCATCAACTGTGCTGAACACCATTGCAGCCTGACGAGTACGGTCTGTGCGGTTGCCAAACTGCACGATGGTGTCACCTGCCTGCGGTATGTCGCTTCCTTTCTCGCAGTCTGCCTTTGAAAGGTCGATATAACCGTAACGGTTGCCGGAGTCGTTGGTATATGCATCATTGCTCACAGCCGTGACAAGTCGCCAGTAGCGGTGGTTGCTGACTTTATTGGACGTGCCGGTCTTGGCGTTGAACATCTGCGCTATCGCTTGGTCTCCGGCTATGATTTTCGTCTCGGTTTTCTCGCTGTCCTGCTCCGATAGGAAGTAGCAGCGGTAAACATCGTCAAGCACCTCGACTGACGTACACTTCACGCCTCCGCCGGGAGTGATACGTTGCTCCCCGGCGAGAGAATCCGCATTTATAATGGTGAGAGTTTCAAAGTATGCCTTGATGCGGACAAACAGCCTATCCATCTCGCCAAACGTCTGCCCGGTTTCGGCATCTTTGCCGATTTTAGCTCCCGATACGCCCGCGAGATAGTCACCTACCTCAAAGCCTTTGTCCGATGCTATCTGGCCTTTACTGCGGTCATCCTTGATTTTAGACAGAAACTCCGCCTGTGTACGGCGGGCTGAAAACAGGTTATTGTCCGTCGGACGCGTCTGGTCTCCGGTGCGGAGAATATCCGGCAGTGTCAGCGATGCGCTTATTGACCGTGCGAAGCTCCTTACATCCTCAATGTCGTTGGTTATCTTCTGTATCAGGCCACGGCTCGTAGCGTCACTTATTTCGAGATCCATCTGCGACGGACGGTTGACTTTACGCGTTATACGGGTTATCCGGCTATCCTTATATCCGGTTTCAGGAAAAAAATCGGGACTTTCGAGACGCACACGCTGACCTACATGGATATCCACCAGTCCGCGGGCATCAATATCGACATAGTCCGTCGGGGCCTTATAACAGGAAATATCCACACAATGACTGTCGTTATAGTCGTGGACCGCTTCAAGATATTCCGCCTCGGCAAGAGCGTAGTATTCCTGAGGCATCCGGATGTTCCACGGTATGTAACGGTCACCGGCTTTAGGCACTAGCACACCTCCGGGCAATTGCATCGCGTCCTTGAACTGTGTGATTATTTCAAATTCCCGTGTATCGCTGTTGAAGTCGACCTCAAAATAGTGCGTACCGTTGTCATCGTCGCCGAGACCGGCCAGCTCGCTGCCCTCCTGAAAGGTCACACGCTTGACCAGGCCCCCGATTTCGTACTGATTGGGGTCAAACGGGAGCGCCTTGTCCTTAAAGAAGTACACGGTAAACTTCTCGCCGTCATCGCCCGTGCGCTCCTCACTGCGCACGCTGCTGACTGTGCCCGTATAGCGCGGAAATATCGTGGCAAAGGCGTTTTCCTCATAGTGATGGATTATACCGTACTTGTCTGTATTGATATCCACATATTGCGCACCTCCGGGAAGTTGCAGACGGCTGTGACCGTAGTCCGACGGATCTATGTTTTTTGAGGAGCCAATTGGAAAAAGACGGGTATAGACCTTGGCATTATCAGCCACATCCGCCTGAATTTTAGCAAGGCCGTTCTTATAGCCCAGCGTTATCTGTTCGCCGTATTCACAACGGCACAGGTTGACTGTAGTACCCTCTGTCCAATACTCAAGTCCGGTTTCATCAGCGATGGCTTTCAGAGCATCGTTACAGTATTTGCCCCGGTAGTCAATCGTGATGTTGTTGCTGAATTCAACCGCGCCGACTTTCCAGATGTTGGTTCCGAAGCCGGAATTAATAGCTTTGACAATAAGCGCCACATGCTCGCGTGCCGTGGCCGTCAGTGAAAATACCGGCTCCGTCTCTCCGTCAGTCGTATTCAGGACAAGGAAGCGCGATATAAGATTCTCCAGAGCGTAGAACTTCAGCGAATACTCCCATTCGACTGTAGATTTCTGCACAGGGTGGTATTTTTCGACAATCCAGTAGCGCCGGCCCATGAAATCAACGTAGTCATTGACCTCGAGCGCGACCCGTCGGGGCAGAACGAAATACAGCATCAGCGTATTCCCTGACTGGATTTCCTCTGTCTGGGTACTGTTGTCTTTAGGCTCAACCGAGAGCTTCAGACTACCATCTTTCGAGTATATTTCAAGTTCCATCCTAATGCCATTTTAATATTTTCAGAATTGAGGATTCGGTTCCCGGAATACGACCGTGAAGCGGGCAGCGACGGAGCCGCCAATATCTTCCAGATGGTCATAGTCGGAGCAGTCCTTATAGTATATACGGTAGGTCTTGCCGAGCTCCGGAACCGTGAGACTCAGCCACCCGTCAGCACCGGTCTTCAAAAATAGAACAAAGGCGTCGCGTCTGGCGATGAAAGCGGCCCTGTCTGAAGCCGCGATGGCAAACTTCAGCGATATGTCACGCGGCTCCCACTTCTGCACAAGTTTTTCAGGCAGCTTCTCCCCGTCCTGCTCCCGGAAGTTGACAGCGACATGCGCCTTGGCCGCCGGTGGTTTCTGCAAGGCGGAGTAATTCTTGGTCTCCCCCTCCTTATCCTCCACCAGCCATGCGCCGAAGTCAGTCCAGACATCGCGACCGTTTATGAATAGCAGCCCTCTCATTATATCGTTCATAATTATCTCAATTTAATTCCGTTTGTACGCAGATCATGTATATCTTCGGCCATCAACGGCAAAGCATCGACTTTCTCCAGTATCTTGCCTATGGTGTCGCACAACTGCCCGAATGTGTCCATAAAACTGTCGAGTGTCTCATCTATGGATGCGGCGTGCATTTGAACACTTGTGAACAGTCCTTCGAGCTTGGTGCCCTGTTCCTGACTCAGTGCCGTATAGACTCCCGCGCGTCCGCTCGGGGATGATCCGTCGGTGTCACTGTCGTTTTTCCAGAGGTCAAACCCCATGGCGGCTGCCTTCTCCTTCCATGCCTCCATCCATGCTTGGGCGGCATCCACGTTTTTGCCGATATTGTCATAGAAGCTGTCGATAACGCCCATAGCCTCGTTGGCTATGGCTTCCTCGCTCTTACCGCTTCCGTATATGCTTTTCAGTTTCGCCTGAAGCTCTGTGAACTTGTCAGCGAAAAACAGCGAGTAGGCTATCTGCTCACCGAGATTTTCGAGGACTCCGGCCGCACTGGCTGCGAAGTTTTCAAGCGCAGTGCCGCTACCCTTCAATGCGGAGGTGACGGCATCCATTATACCTGAGCCCAGACTGCCGAATGTCTCGGTAAGATAGCTCTCAAGGGCATCCTCGGCCTCGTCCATCGCATCCTTCAGCTCGATAAGATTCTCGAGATAGCTCCGGGTCTCGTCACTCATTTTCCGGGTGTCGAGTATCACACGCAGCATCTCGGTGTCAAGCTCGCCGTTGGCCTTGATCAGCTCGGGATATACGCTAAGAATTGAACTATACAGATCTTTGCCTTTACCCCATCCGAACAGTCCGGTCTTTTTATGACCTGTGACGATCTGGGCATTGTATAGGGCTCCGAAACCTGCATTATACGCATCAAGACGCTTGCGGTATGTGCCTCCGGCATCATTGGTCAATCGTTCCCAGAATGTCTGTTTCGGAGCGTCGCCCTGTAGCTCCTCCTTGAACTGTGCCAATGCCTGACGGTAAACCTCTATGGCATTGGCCGCTTTGGCTACCTGCTTCTCACCAAAAATACTCTCGGCGTCCTTCATCAGGAGGTTCTGTTGCAGCAGAAGCAGATTATACTGGCGTTGGAAATCGAGCTTGGCACGCTCTATCTCTTTCAATGCTTCTCTATGGCGTGCTTCGGCAGCAAACGCCGAGGTCAGGAACTTGATCCCCTCACTTATGGCTGCGCCTATGCCTCCGACAATGCCACCCTGCGCAAATCCCTGCCCTATGCTTGATACGGCACCCATCAGCTGCTGAACGCCATTCACGGCATCGGCAATCTCACTTTCGCCGAGTTGCTCAAGCATAGTGCCCAGCTCCGCCCCGGCTTCCTGTGCCGCTCCGGCTATGGTGCCAATCGACCCGGCTATCTCCTTGGCTCCTCCGGCCCCGCGCAATCCGGATATGCCTGTTTTGAATGTCTGGAATATCCGCTCCCATTTGTTGGTGGCACCCTTGCCGCCTCCGAGCAGTTTGTCAAGTGCCTTTTTAAGTTTGTCAAGTTCTGCCGGACTTGCCTCGATATTCTTGAGCTGCTCATCGCTTATGAAGGTGATCCCCTCCGCTGTGCCTTTCCCGTTCAGATAGGCACGGAGCTTGCGGGCTTGTGCGATCAGCCCCTGCAATGCGTCAAGGCTCATGCTTGAGTAATCCCCGAAGAGATTGCGCAAAAAATCATTGTCCTGCGCCATGCTACGGGCTTCCTCGTCATTTATTGCCTGTATGCCCTGACGCACTTTTTCCCGGGCGACCTCTATTGCCCGGTCTATCTCATCGCCATTCTCTGCGGTACGTGCCGCCTCAAGAGCCGCTATGTCGGCATCGCCCTGACGCTTTATTGTCGAGCGTTGCGCCTCATAGTCCTGATATTTGCCTAACAGTGCCTGCAGCTCATCCTCGCGCTTCTTCTGTCTGTCGACTGCATCCTTGTTTTCCCGGGCTGAAATATCTGCCGTGGTAGCGTCATATATCTGCGCCGCAAGAGTGCGCTGGGTGGCGGCCTGCGCGTGGATATTGGCAAGCTGCTCGGGTGTCACCTTCTCGCCGGCCTCCTTGAGTTTCCGGTACAGTTCCACCCTTTGCTGCTCCTCGGTGGTGATACGTTCTTTTTCCCGCTCGAAATTCAAAAGAGCCTCGGCGCGTTCTTTTTCGTAGCCTTCCCGTATAATGTCTATGCGGCGGTCCTCAATCCGACGGGCTGCCTCGAGCGCCATTTCGGCAAGGGTGTTTTTGGGTTTTGTTTTTTCCGGTTTACCTCCATCACCGGGGTTCTCCGGAGCCGTAAAGCCTCCTATGTGTGATTTATTCCTTAATTCCTCCATCTGACGCTGTAGAGCCTCGGCTTCGGCAAGGCTGTCATCGCGTTTCTTTATTGCCGCCTTCATAGCCTTGTTATATGCCAGTTCAGCCGGATCACTGCCGTAATGCCCTTTTTTGCCGCCACCGAAAAACATATAGGATTTGCCGCCGGCACCAAAAAACGGTCGGTAATGCTCCACTCCGTTTGCCTCGATATTGGCGACCTCTTCGTCTGCTTTGACCGCCTTGTCAACCAACGCCTGTGCCTTGGCTTGCAGGAAAAGCATCTGCACGTAATCCTCACCTTTCCGGATCAGTATGTCGTACCATTCGGCGATGGTATTGTAATAGCCGAAACTCTCACCGTATTTACGGTTGAGTTCATCGACCTTCAACCGCTCCTGTTCCTTGGTTCCGGTAAATTCTTTCAAAGTCCGGGCTGTGTTGTCAATCTCAAAACGTGTCTTGATCATCTGGGCGCGTCCGGAACTCTCTATCTCTACTAGCTCGCGCGCCTTTTCAGCGGCAGCCTCCTGCGCGTCGGAGTATTTGTTCCACGCCATGACAAGACCGGTCACCACAAGCGACAACCCCAATGTTAGTGTCGCCATCAATGCGGTGGCCGCTGCATTCGATATGCCGAGGGACACGGCAAGTCTCGTATTGGCAGCAGTCAAAAGATCCTTGGCTTTCCGCACTGTAACAAGCCGGAAAGCGGAATCTTTGTTGAGCGTGTTGAACACCTGCTGCAACCCCATGGTGATAGCCATTACACTTTGTACACGGGTCTGTATTTTCACAAGCTCCTCGTTTTCGGATGCGAACGCCCCCATTATGCCGGTGGCGACTGTGAACATCCCGGAAAGTCCGCTGACACCGCTCATAACACCTTGAAGCCCCGCATCGTCATGCGCAAGAATGTTGGTCTGTGTGCGGAGGTCTCCTATCGTGTCGGACAAAGTGGCTGCCTTGGAAGCCATATCCTGATATTCCCGGGTGTTTTGCTTACCCTCAAGGCGCATCCGCGCCATCGCGTCGAGCAACTCACGGAGCTCCATTGAGAGCCGCTTGGTGGATGTTGAATTTTTCCTGTGTTCCTCCTCAAGGGCGGAAAGTGCGATCTTGTCCTCATACAACGCCTTTGTGCAGGCGTCTATCTCGGATTTCATCTCGAGTTGCGCCTTGCCGGGTCCCATACGGTCATATTGCGCCTTCAGATTTTTGAGATAGTTTTCCGCATATTTCACGTTATCCTTCAATAACGCTATGCGGTCGGTGAGACTCTTGGAAACACGTTCCGCCTTGTCACCAAGGGACTCAGCCGACTGCCCGGCCTTTTCAAGTCCGGGAGTCAGCTTGTCTCGCATCAGGAATTCTATCTCGACTGGTTTCATTGGTCCCTATTGGTTCTGTTGTAATTTTGTTTGAAAAAATCCGACGGTGCTTTTAGGCTTCCCGCCATTCTCATTCCCGCCGGCTTTCGACCTGCGCCGGCTCTCATAGTGCGGGGCGTCGGCAAGCATCATGCGCAGGGTCTGGTAATTCACCTTCCACATGATGTATTCCCTGCTCCAACCGGTTGCTGCGACTATCTGCCAGAGGATCCCGAAGGGGCTATGGCTACCGACATATTCGGTGGTTAACTCCCCTTCCTTTTTTGGCTCGTTCTCGGTGACAGCGGGTTCACCCTCTCCACCGATCCGATAATGTTCATAAAAGACTTGGTGCCGAGCAGGGATATGAAGCGCATATTCGCGCCCTGCACCCAACGGTCATCCACAATCCACCGCAGAAGCCACGCCACTACGGGGGTAAGCAGCCATCCGGACATTTTCCCCCGGCAAATTGTTAGCGCCACCATCTTGCTGACCCGGACACCGTGGAGTGCCATGAAGGCAAGCTCCTCATGCTTGTTGAAACGTTCCATAGCCTCATGGGTAATGCCGGTCTCAAGATACAGTTTCGCTATCCTGATCTGGCTGCCGAGGCAGGGCCGTCTCATCGTAAGCCGGATCTGAAGGGGCTTGCGCCGGAAAGGGATCTTTATCCGGAGCAGGGGCAGCGACACCCCGACATCGAGCAGGGCGTCGGCCGCCTCTATTTCAATCTCCTTCCTCATAGCTTAGGCGTTGCCGGCTTGGGACAGGCTTACGGTGACTTTTTTCGACGGATCCGACACGAGGACGAATTCCACACTGCCGTTACGGGTCGCACCGGCATTGGCCGAAGCTGTAACGGTTATGCGCCCGTTGACGATCTCCATTGAAAATCCAGCCGGAAGCACGCCGGCGGTGAATGGTCCGGAAGCGTCTATCTCGATCACCTTGCTCTCCCCTGCCTTGGTGAAAGAAAGCTGTGTCGGGGTCGCGGAAATGAAGGGCACGGTGGGGTACATGGCGAATGGTGAACCGCCATCAGCCGGATTGATCATCTCCATTTCACACTCTATACCGAGGGTACTGTCGCCGCCGATCTTACCACGCACGAGCCCGTCAAGGGTCATATTCTTTATATCGATAGTCTGACCGGTTCCGGCGAGTATCTTCAATGGTCCCGAAAGACTCACTGTATTAGCCGGGGCATCCCAGCGTTCACCGGTCACAGTGCCGCCCATGACATCCTTGCAATTCTGGGGCAGAAGCTCGATAAGGGTGAATTTCAAGACGTTTGTACCATCCTTTTTCTTGATTTTCTTTACCGGGGCATTGCGCACTTGCGCCCCCCAGAGCTTTATATATTCCGCGGAGTCACCGCCCCAGTCTATGCCTTCATCGGAAATAACACCGATCTTCTTGTCATTGAACACCAGCGCGTCAAGCAGCATGATGTAACCGTCATTTACATATACCATAACTTATTTCTTTATAAAGGTTGTTATTTTATTTTTGAGTTTCCTGATCGGAGCCGCACAAAGTACTCCAGCTACAAATCCGGCGAGAGTCCACCAGTGGCGCGTCTCGGGAGGTTTGTCACGCGCCTTGGTCTGTTCCTCATGCAGAGCCTTCAATTCGGCTGTCTGTGTGGCACTGAATTTTTCAAGCCGGGACAATTCACGCCTTAGACTGTCAATCTCACTGTATTGCTCGAGACTCATTTCACGGTAGAAATGATACAGTCTGCTTATGGAGTCACATCGCCCTGTCACGGTGATATTGTCCCCCTCCTTGCGGAGCTCGACTCCGGCGCGCCCATCCTTTGCCGTGTAACCGGCTCCGTCGGGAAGGTCACGGAGGCTCTGTATCGGGACATTCAGTTTCGCCGACTCCGCCGCAATCCCCTCCGCCGTGATAGCATGGGTCATCCGGCATTCCTTCTGACCGGACTTCTTCGACGTCAGGCTCCCCGACAGGGTTGTCCCCAGTGTGTCGAGGTATTCTGAGGCGGCTGTCGATAACGCCCCCTGTAACACGGTTCTCTCCTTGTGTCTTGTTGACGCGCACATCGCGAGGATCATTGCCACGGCCACCATTAGTGTTAGGGTTGCCCCTCTGATTAGATGTTTCATTGTTTTTCTTTGTGAGTTTGGTTATTTCGCCGCGAAGGAGATCCACCTCCCTCAGAAGGGCGCGCTGCTTCTGCAGTATCTCCTCCTGATTGGCTTGCAGACCGGCATTCTCTTTCCTGAGCCGCACGTTCTCGGCAAGGATCTTGCGGTTCTCCTCGGACAGCATGTTGATGGAAGCCTGCAACTTGGAGAGCATGTCGTTGTTATGCTCCCTGCGGCCGACAAACCATGTGAACACGCTGCCGAGAAAACCGCCCGGGAGGGAATACATCAGAAAGTTTAGCAGGATATCCATTGCTTCGTTGATTGATTATTGATTGATACCTATTGATTTCAGCCACTTCTGAACGTCAAAACTCGGACATGCTTTGGCGGCGACCTCGTTGTGGCCTATGATCCTGACCCCGGGGAAGCGTCGGTGGAAGTCCATCACATAAGCCTCCATCGCCTTGAGCTGCGCCGACGTGCGGGTGTCCTTAGGTCGGGACATGTCCTTTGTCATACCCCCGGCATAGACCACATGACGACTGACCGAATTGTACCCTTTGGCCCCGTTGGTTATCTCCCACGGATCCACATTGGCGTCCTCGTTGTTGTCAACCAAGCGCTCAACAGTTCCGTCAAGGTGGATAATGTCGGTATAGCCGACCTGCTTCCATCCTCTGCCACCATTCGACACCGGGCTGAGGTGCATACACCTTATGTCATCGCCTGTCACCTCGCGCCCCTCAGGTGTCGCGGTGCAATGGAGTACGAGATATTTAAGCCTGCTCGCCATCGTCCTCCGGAATTTCATCATCCGACAGGTCCGTCACATTCTCCGGTCCGGAAGCTCCTTTTTCCGAAGCGCCCTCCGGCACACCGGCCGGATTTTTGAATGCCGGGTTCTCGCGGCCGTCAAACACAACGATCTCCTCGCCGAAACCGATATTGGTGTCAGCCTTCATCAATAACTTGAAGAAGTAGAGCTCGCTCGCATTTGACAGTTTGTCAATCTGGATCACACTCTCGTCATCCTGAAGGTTGACAGCGGCAAAAAGATTGCCGTCCACATCGGGCGAGCAAAGTGTGGCCATGAGCACATCGGAAGGCCAAGAGGCGACTGTCTCTATTTTTATACCCTTGAACGACTTTTCGTTTGTTTTCGTCTCGTCGGAGTTCTTGTGTTCACGCGCTGTGAGCTCCTTATCGTATTTCTGAAAATCCTTCTTCGACATCAGGATACGGAGATTGGGGTGCTCCAGCATAGCCTCGGGGATAGAGTCCAGCACGGCATAGAGACGGTCTATCATGCTCTTTGACTCGCACTCGACGATGATACAATCATCATCTTTGGCGGCTTGGGTGAGAATGCCGTTCATCAGGTTGTCATCCCCTTCCTCGGCATAGACACCGTTTATATAATGCCAGCCAAGCTCGAACTGGAGCTGCTTTGACATGACCTCAAGCAGTTTGTTCTGCACTTCAGGAGGGAGCTGTGCGAAAACGAGATTGCCTTTAGGCTGATAGGGACGCCAGACATTTTCAAATGTCCTCGGATTGAACACGGTAAAGGCCATGAAATCCTCGGGGTCGAGCTTCTTTTCAGAGTATTCGAAATCCCCCTTGGCATCCGCTTTCTGCGGATCTTCCTTACGCTTCTGGAGCATCTTCCCGGCTCTGAGGCGGGGCACGCTGATTGCCTTTTCCACCCCCGGGATTACCATGACCAACCCCTTGGCGACAAGCTCATTGCCGGTGGCTGCGACGGTGAGTATGTTTTCCAACACCTCGCCGCTGTAATTGGTGTTTCTTACTACTATTGCCATAGTGTTTTTGTTTTATTGGTGAGTTACTTATTGAGATTGTCATTTATCTCCTTCATGCGGCGTGCCCAAGGTCCCTCTTTGCCTGTTGGGCGGTTTATATCCTCCATGACCTTGCGCTTGGGTGTGAGAGCCGCAAGAGCCGCTTTACCTTCCGCCATGTCACGTTTGAGGATGTTCTCGAATGTGGGACGCGTCTGGGCGTTGATGCGTCCGTCCTGCTCGGCCGCGTCGAGCAATGAAGCGCGCTCGGTGGCTTCGTCGGCTGCTGCCTTCTCCTCAAAGCCTTTGACCTTAGCCTTGAGTTCCGTGTTCTCCTGCTCCAGTGCGGGAACCTTCTCCGCTGCCTTCTCGAGATTGTCAATCTCTTTGAGTGCAGCCGCGTCATCCGCACAGTCCTTGAAGCGCGGTCGCTTTTTGAGTTCTTCTAAGTTCATTTGATTGTCGTTTAATGGCCTTTCGAGCCGGTTATTGAATATGCTATATATCTGTTCCGGGGTGCTGTCATCCGGTACCGGGTCGGCATCATAGATACCGTCAACCAGACCGAGCGAAAAAGCCTCCCCGGCGGTCAGCCAGTGGTCGTTGTCATCAAAATAAGAGGATTTCACCTGCGCTTTGTCCGTTTTCAGCTTTGAGGCGAGCATATCGGCAAGACTGTCCTCGAGTGCCTGTATCTCATCTATGCACCTTCGCAGCTCGGTCTTGTTGCCGTAGCATCCTCCGCTGACACTGTGGAGCATAAGCCGGGCATATTTGCTCATGGTGACAGGCTTACCGCACAAGGCAAGCACGGCCGCCATGCTTGCCGCCACACCGTCTATGTATATATGTATGTCGGCACTGCTTCCTTTCAGGGCATTGAATATCGCAATACCGCTGTAAACATCGCCTCCGATGGAGTTGATGCGAACATCTATCCGGGCACCGGAATTCTCGGCACCCTTCAGCTCAGATACGACATTGCCGCTTTTGACATCGCCATAATCCCCTATCTCCCCATAAAGGAGGATAGTCACGCTCCCGTCGGGGGCTGTATGTATGTTGAAATATCTGTTCATCTTCACTGTGTTTGATGCGGTCCGCCCACGTTTTATGGTGCAAAATTGCTATAAAACAACGGGGTATGAAAACCCCGGTTTTATCATACAACTTTATGGCGTTATCATGCCGCCTTAAAGTTGTATCATGCGGTCCCACTTTCGCCAACTCCCTTTTTTATAGCAATTTTGCATCATAATTATCAATGTTATGGCAGATTTGACTAACGCCCAGAAAAAAGAATGGGCAAAAACTCTATACCTCCGTGAGAACCTCACCCAGCAGGAAATCGCCGACAGGGTGGGATGCTCGCGCGTCACCGTGTCAAACTGGGTACGTACCGGAAAATGGGAGGAACAGAAGGTGGGTATTACCCTGACAAGGCAGGAGCAGGTCGGCAACCTGTACCGTCAGGTGGCGGAGATAAACCGGGCCATCTCAGAGCGCCCTGAGGGTGAGCGGTTCGCGACATCGAAAGAGGCGGACATCCTCGGAAAACTCGCGGCGGCCATATCGAAAATGGAGCAGGAAATAGGCATTGCCGACACTATAAGCGTATTGACAGGCCTTATAGAATGGCTGCGACCCCACGACATAGAGAAAGCGAAGGAGATAACACGTATTGCCGACGCATACATAAAAGACAAGCTATGAAACAGGTTGACAAAATAGCCCTTCAGGACTGGGAGAAATTCAAGGAGGATATTGCGCGCTCAACCCCGGTCGATAAGACCATGACCCATGCCGAGCGAGAGAAACACCGCATATACCTCGAGGCTCATCCTGTC